GGGAAATCAATCACGGCACTGTCTGAGGACAAATCGTTGAGTGCCGTGGGCTTATAGTTCACAGCAACATACAGGGACGTACCCGCGGCGACCGGCAGAATCTGCACATTCGTCCCGGCCAGATAGTACAGGCGCGGGTAGGTAGGCAGATAGTTCGTGGTGGTCGCCAGCGGGACGTACTGGAAGGTCGTCTCGTTGTACAGGACGTTGCCGTCCGAGACGGACAAGACGCGATAAAAGTTGCGCTCGGCGTTGCCACTGCCCGTGTTCAGGCTGCTGAACGGAATCTGCCCGTTGGCGTCCGTGGTCAACGTAAGCTGCTGAAACGTGTAGTACGGCGCGGCGTTGAGGATATTCGACCACTCCTCGTCATACACCTGCGCGAGAACGGTCTGGATAAAGCTGTCAGTCCACCGCGTGGACCCGACCGCATCCATGTACTCGCGGGTCTGTTCAACCAACTGCGCTCGGGTCACGGTGGGCATAAGCGTATCCTATCGAACTTTAGGGGGACGGCCACGGCGCTTCGGCTGGGCGGTCGGATTTGGAGAATCCAGCACCTCGGCCATTGCTTCTTCCATTGCCTGTTGCACGGGCGCCACACTGTTGTACTGCCCCATGTCGCGCACCATGTTGCGGACCTCGTCTGCCGGATATTCCCGCATCGACTTTTCGAGGTAGGCTGGCGCTTCGTCCGGGGAGCAGTGCATCGGCAAGTAGCCGATAATGTCGATACTCCGATTGGGGTCAATCTCGTTGGACTGGATCATCGACCAGCGCCGGTCGTTCTCCGTCCAGCGCAAGCAGATCGCCCAGTGGGCATCCACGGCATCCACATACCGTAGCTCAAGGCGGGGATGAACACACCGGAGCCGCCGCTGAATCTCGGACGACGGCTCCGGATGTCCCCGATGGTTTAGCACCACCGCATCCGTCATTAGTTCTGAACCAGCAGTTCGACGTTCACCACGAGATCAACTGCCGCCGTCGTCACGGTGTTGTTCGTCGTCACGACGAAGCGCACCGTATCGCCTGTGTCCAGCAGCTTCTGCGCGTCGGTCAGCGTGGTCAGCAGCGTCACCGCCGTGCCCTCGTGGGCGACCAGCGCCTCAAGGTCGATGTTGTCCGTCAGCGCCACCGCTGCATCAGCGGATGCATCGTACTTCTGCAACACGCCAAGGATGGTGCCGCTGGTCGAAGCCGGGACCGTGCCAGCCGATACCACGGCGCGGTTGATGATCGACTTCGCCGGATGGCCACCAAAGTTGTACGTCGTGGTCGTGCTGTTGCCAATCGCCGCCGAACAGCGACCCACGAGCAGGTTCGGCATGACGCCAAACCGACCGGCCAGTGGGCTGAAATAATTGCCCATAAGAAACTCCTCAGGAAAGGGGTGACGGTGAGGGGCCGAAGCCCCCCACCGCTACAAGGATCAGACGACGTGCGAGAAGCGAGCCGTATCGGTGTACCCCACGATGCTGCCGTGCGCGTTACGCGCCAAGCAAGCAAGGTTGCCGTACCACGCATAGGTCGTCTCGAACGCATCGCGGCCCTGAATCCAACGCCACGGACCCGCGCCCTCGAACTCGACGAAGCCCCAATCCTTCGCATCCACCCACGCCAGCGACGGGATGTGGAGGAGATAGATGGTGCCAGCCGGGACGTAGTAGTCCGTAACCATCGGGATGCCGCACACCTGCAACGCCTTGTACCCACCCTTGATCGTGGTGTCGAAGCCGTTGGCGTCGAAGCGGCGCTGGGCCACGAACGACTGCATGAGCTTCTGGCCAAGGCCCGGGGTCGTCATAAGCAGGAACTCCTTCGGACGGAGCTGGGCGTCCTTGCCGGACACACCCGCGATCTTCTGGATCAGGACCCAGAGGTCGTCCTCGGTCGGCTGGTTGGCATCGGGCGTATCCGTACCCGCCGTCATCCGCACCGCGTTCCAGATCGGGTAGCTGCTGGCCGACACGTTGTGCAGCGAGGCGTAGCTGCCACCACGGTTGGTGATGTTGATCAGACCGTTCATGGCGCTGTTGAACGACGTATCGCTCGCGGTCGCCTTCACGATCTTGTCCGTCGCGGCCATGCCGCTGATCGCGGTGCCGAGGGTCAGCGTGGCGTTGTCGCCGCTGTTGCTGATCGCCGTGATCTGGGCGCGGCCAAGGACCGCATCCGACGACGACGTATCCAGCACGGCGATGTAGTCACCGACCGAGAGGAGCAGACCACCCTGACCCGCGCCGCTGACGCCGTAGGGCGACGAGACGATGATGGAGGTGGTGGACGAGGCGGTGCCGATCAGCGCCACGACGCCGTCCGCCTTGTTGTGCAGGGCCTGCTGCATGAGCAGGGTCGAGGCTTCCTTGATTTCTTCCATCGTCTTGGTGGCGATGGTCGTGAAAGCCGCGTCCTTGCTCTGGGTGCCGACAAACGCGAGGCCGTCGATCTGGCGCGTGGTGTACGCCCGGACGACGCCCACGTTGCCCTGCACTTCAGAGGCCGTGGTGTCAGGCGGGAAGTACCCGCTCTGCGAGAACGTGGAGCCGGACGGACGCCCGACCACTACGTCGAAAAACACATTGTTGCCGCCCCAACGCATATTGCGGGGGCCGCCTGCCTTGGCCTTCTGGAGCTGGGCGAGCAGGGGGGTGACAAGGTTCTGCACCTTCTCACGGTACTGGGAATAGACGTTCTTCAGAAGCCCCGTCAGTTCCGCATCGGTAATCACGGTCGGTGAAGGCATAATCCTACTCCTTTAGTTATCGAATAGAGGAAAGCACCGACGAAAGGGCGCTTTCTACGGCATCGTCGATAGAGACAATAGGCCGCGCTTTGGCTGGACGATCCGAGGTCGCCCCCGGCTGGCCGACCGGCTTGAGCTTCTGGCCGACTGCACGCTTGGCTTTCTGCGCTTCGATCTGGGCACGTTCCAGTTCAGCCGACTTCTGTTCGGCTGGCTGATTCCGGCGCAGATGTGCGGCTTGCGCCCACAGAGCCAAGTCCTCGACGATGTACTGCCGGATGGCGTCATAGCGTGACGGCGGAACATAGGGTACCCCATTGGGGGCCACTTCCGCGTGCGCTTTCATCGCCAGTTCCAAGCGAGCTTCTAGTTCTTCCGCGTTCAGGGTTGGCAGTGCCTGCTGAATCATTTGCAGGGCTGGCATCACTTCCTGTGCATAGAACTGCTCGCCGCTTGCACTAATAGTTTGCATCTGCTGTTCAATTTTCAAGTCAGCGACGCGCTGCTCGGCCCGTTCCGCTCGCCGCTCCGGCGAGTTCTCGGACATGAACGCATCGCGCACCGACTCAAAAAAGTCGTCATCGGTTAGCAGGCGTTCGATCTGCGCCTCACGCTCTGCCAAGACCTGCTGGTACTGCCCAACGTGCTGCTCCACTTCCTCCTGCAACTTCTGTTCGCGCTCCTGATTGTACACGCCCCACTGCGCCAGCTTGACCACTTGATCCAAGCGATCCTGCCGCACCTTGCCGTTGGCCTTGTACTCCACGATCAGGGCCGGAACCT